CCCCATATATCACTATGGTTGTTTTTTCTCAATTGAGAAAGATCAAATTTTCCATCCTTCCAAAGCTCAAATCTTTTATCTCCCATCATTTCCCTTTGTGTCTCTTCGCTTTGTTTCTCAAACCAATCGGTACCTTTTTCCCATTGAATAGCAGGGGAGCCTTTTATTTGAAATACTGCAATACATCTCCCGCGCGGGTGGTCATCAAGCTCTTGGTCCAGTTGGATAATTTCTCCATCAGAAACCAAGCAAGCCATACAAACGCTATTATCCTTTGTCGCCACCCTTCGCATATAACCATCTAGTCCACTTGTTCTGTATTGCTGTGCAGATACCAACCTGTTTACTCTCAATTGTTCTGTGCGGGCAATAAGTGTTATTCGTTCAAGCCCCATACCCATTGCCTTAGACATTTGATATGCAACTTGATTAGGGTTCAGTCCTTTTGCCGTTCCCTCAAGCAATGATTTGACGACACCATCAAGAGCATCTGGATAAGCTTCTTTCAACAAACGATATAAAGGTGTACCATCTCCCAGCATTCCAACATATGTTTCAACAGCATCAACAGGTAATCTATCAAATGCAATTCCTAATGCCCCCGTCATTCTAATAGCCTCTGATGCTGATTGAGTAGCAGTAAGACCGAACTGCAATTGTTCCGCCTTAATGTCGGGGATAGCGGTATCTTTGACGAATTCAAGTATTTGAAGTTTCATTTGCTGGTTGAGCTTTTCGTACCTACTCATTCGTCTCAATAATTGTTCTGTAACCACATAACCCTTGAGCTTTGCTTCATTGATCTCTAATGCCAATAAAGTCATCTCATCTTTCAATAAATACTCAAGTACCAGCCATTCTTTTGCCAATCGTTTTATTTGCTCATTCTCTCTGCCTATGAGCGATAAACGATATTGACGTAAAAGACGTATAACCTCTGGGTCCTGCTTGATTTTATCTGGCATCAGTCATTTACCTTGTCAAAAACCTTCACAGGATGGCTCAGGAACGATTTCCAGGCGGTACCTGAGTATTTGTACCTGTGTTATTTCTGGCATCTTCCGTTCTCAATTTGTCGAGTGCATCTTGAGCTAAACCGCTTTGTTCCTGCTTTTCTTTTGTAAGATCATCTTTCAGTTGGCTCATTTCAGTAGTGGACCAACCTTGGCGCCTCTTTGAAGTTGTAAGCGGGACGCCACCTTCCCTGTCAAGTTTCGTTATTTCTGCTTGCGTTTTTGGTTGGATTGTTTCAACGGGTTCAAATTGTGGTGTTATCTGATTTCGTTCAACCTCAATTCCTTCGAGCTCAAGAAGGAATTGAGCAAATGCTTGCCATTCAGGTGTGTATCTTCCAATTCGTTTCTTTACCTTCTTTGTTAGGGGAGCTTCAAGTGCTATCAATGCTTCACCACTTGGGTCGCCTCCCTGCATAAAGAAATAATGCTTTGGTGTTCTGCTGATAATCGCCAATGCAGTTGCAAGCTTATCAATAGCAGTAAGATAATGTTCAAGGCCGCCACCCCCAAGCTCAAGCACTTGAGTAGGATTGCCATCTGTGGGTTGAGGTATCCACCAATTTGTTCCGGGATCGTTAGCCATATTTCCTGGATCTGCTTTTGATATGATTACTCTTTGCCTATATGTGCTGAAATCGCTTGCCACCATCATGTCGTTCATGAGTTTATTGATTGCATCTTGCATTGATACCTCAGAGGGTCCCATATCCCGTTTTTTGGTTGTTCGCGATGACATCCAATGAAATACAGGGATTGCGTCAAAAGGATTATCCTCTTCTGGATTATCTGCAAGAGGGAGAAAGCTTTTTGCATTGGTAATAAGTTCTCCCATTTTTGTTTGCTTATTGCTAATGTAATGTTCAAACCGATCAAAATAATAAAGATCAAGTCTGGTGTATCTATTTCCATCTTGCCATAGTTTTGCGGCAAAACGTTTCTTATTAGGTTGATCTTGCTCATAAAACATATGGCACATTCTTGGGTCATTGAAATAAATATCTAGTTCCTCATTGTCCTCATCATCTTTTACTTTCATTGCAATAATAAATCCTTCCCCCGTTATTGTTGCACTTTCATGGACATCCTCTGCTGCTAACAAGATATTATGATTTTTTATTAGGTCCTCAATTGCGGTTTGAGCATTGGCATTTTCCGATATATCAAAACCCTTGAGGATAATCCGATCAATCACGCTATCAATAACAACAGAAAGCCAATTTTCTGCAAAAAATACATCCAGCTTTTGAAACACTTCTCTAAGCTTTGCAGTTGAATATTTCAAGGGATGGAAGCCAATATAATATTTATACAATTCATTATATAAAGCTCTTTTTGCCAAGATTGTGTCAAAAGCTAATTTGACATCGGGATTATTTTCAGCCATAGTGTTTATCCTTTGTATGATCTTCCTTTAATGGGTGTTTCAAGCATATCATCCTCGTAAGCATAACGCAAAGCACCATCAATTAAATGATTATCTTTATCAACAGGCTTAGGAGGCGAAACAGGTTTGCCATCAGGGCCTTCTTTCCAATGAGCTTTTCTTAATTCAGTCTGCATAAAGATACAAGACTTATCAACAACAATTTTTTGACCTTGCAGCCATTGAAGTCCAAATAAAACACTATCGGGGCCTTTTCTTGCGCCTTCTGTGTTGACACCTGCATTTTCTAATTCCTTGATTGATTTAGGTTCTGCGCTATCGCATTTGATAAGCTCATTGCCAATTGCTTTTAGCACCTCTGTGGCAAGCTCATCATTGACAAGACCACGCTCATAAAATTCTTGATAAAAGTATATAGTCTTTTTCTTCTTGTCATAGTGAGATGAACCAAAAGCCGCTGGGTCAGAAGCAAAGCCAAAATCAAGACCATGACGCCTATTTGTAAACTGATTACGCATATAGGATAAATCTTCAATACGCCAATTCTTGAAGATCAAATTACCAAGCACTCCCCAATTGCCATACGTATAAACATCCCGATAATATTTATCCTCTTCATTTATCAAATCATCCTTATCTGCTTGAGTAAGGAAACGATTATGAATATACCATGTCTTGAGGATAGACAATTCTTTCGACTGATAATTTTGTTGATCTTCTGCCCATGAGATAGGGGCAAAATAAGTTTCAAATATCCAATGATCTTGCAAAATAGGATTGAATGTTAGCGTGAGACGTTTGGGTGTATCTTCTCTACCGCCTCTTTGGCGTTTCATCAATGATTTGACTGTATTCTTATCTGTCTCTGTTGCCTCTTCAATCCATATATCAGTAATAACACCTCTTTCAGGAATAATTGATTTGATCTTTTCAACATCATCAAGACCAACAAAAAAAGCTTGATACCCATTAACGCAAGTAATAGTGAATTCAGTTTGATTAATCTTGAACAATTCCCTTACACCAAATTCATTTATCCTTCTAATAATTTCATTGAAAACAGAACGCCTAATGGTTCTACCTACTTGACGACATACAAGATAGTTTCTTCCCCCTGCTAATAGATCAATGACAACTCTCTGACTTTCAAATACACTTTTGCCTGATGAACCACCCCCATAATATATCTGTACTCTGCTCATATCATATAGATATGGATAGTATGCATTATTAAAGATAGCTGGGTCAATCTCTATATCAATATCAGGCTCAAGGACTTCAATCATTGTTTACCATCTTGTCCAACGAACGCCAACATAAGGAACATCTTGGCAATAAGCATAAACGAAATAAGGTACCCTGATTTGAAATAGATCAAATGGGAGGATATAATATTTTGGGTATCTTGGTTTATTCATCATTTTCTTTCCTTATTGTTACTCGGATAACCTTTCTTTCTGTGCTTTCTACCTTATCAGTAAATAAAGCGTGATATTTACCTATCAACTCAAGAGCTTTTTGAGGATCATGAAGCTCAACCTCAACCCAATTTTCCTCTTTACTCTCTCCGCTCTTTTCATTATACATTTCCACCTTTCGATGCTTGACTTTCTTTATCAAGTGGAAATGTTTCTTTGCTTCCTTGTCCTTGAAATTGAAATAAATATGACCATCATCATCAACCTTTACAAATGGGTGAAGTGTTGCCCCTGCTTGATCTTTCAATCTCGCTAATACTTCACTCTTCCCCATTGTCTGCTCTTTGAAGCGTTTCTCAAGTTCTGCTTTTATCTTAACGTTTCGTAACAAGCGGGAAGCGCTTGCAGAAGCAACCTCATCACTTGCTCCTGGGTGTGATAATTGCCATGCGAGCGTACCATTGAAACAAACCAAATACTCTTCAATGAACTTTTCATGCCGTAATAATAAATCTTCTGAAATATTCAGAAGATCAATATCATTTTTATTCTTTTTCGTTTTATCCTTTTTTTCTTTTACCATTTTTTTCTTTCGTACGACATAAATTACAATCTTCGGTATGGTGATTTATATTCTGAAACACGTGTCCATAATCCTTTGTGAGATAAAACTGGGCTAGAGTGTTTGGAAACAAGTGGGCAAAATGTGTAAATTTCGTTTGGGTCTGGCGTCCAAGAATATTTTATTCCTCCAGAAAATGGAGAAATGGTTGTTAGATTACCAGGTTTTGTATTGAAATTATTACAAATAAGAAAAGCGAATAATGTTTCCATTGGATTATATAAGTAATCTGTTGACTTCACTTTACCACTATCAATATCAATAACAGAAGAGGGAGGCAATTTTCCTGGTTTCATAATTGGGTTACCTGCACCATCCATTGTCCATACCTGATAATAGTCAGCATTGTAATCTCTGACAGCATGAGTATTGCGGGAGAATGTACGAAGCTTATCAATCCACATA